AATAAAATAACCTATTATGTTCCAATTGTGTTAATGGGATATTCTCGATACATGAAGAAATGTCATAATACAATTCAAATATTTGCCGGATATGTATTAGGTTATAGTGTGGCCAATATATTGCATAAATATGACGATGATATTAAACGATATGTTAAATCAAAACTAAGTTATTTTTTCAATATTGAAGATAATGGTGATATCGACGATAATAAGGAAATATAAAAATATATTATCTATTCATTTTAGATAAAATATTGTTATATATTAATTAACATACATGAATACAACCAATACAACCAATATGAATACAAACACTATGGATTCGGATAATAAATTAAAAGGTATCGATACAACTACATTTGGGTATAACTATGGTATCATGCTTACATTATATAATCAATATAAAACACAGATTAACAATGGTTTAAATAAAATGATTAACAGAATAGTCAATTTAATTATAGCAAATAATCCAACAGTTACGACAAATGATGCTCGTATTGGTATTATTAACGATATATTGTTTAAGGATAGTCTTGTAGGTCAAGGTCAAATTCTTCCTCAAATTTATATAAAAAATAAGTTGAAAAATATGGAAACAATAGAAGAATTAAAAGAAACATTTATACCTTCGTTAAATTTTAGAGAAAAAATGTCAATCGTGCGCAATTTTGCGTCCAAAGATAATTGTCTAATGTATACAATACTTATTGAATACAATGAATCTAAAAATAATAATTTACTCAATAATGCGTTCGAAAAAAAATATCCAATGTTGAATTTAGATTATTTAAATGAATCGGTTACTATGATAGAAAATATAATTGGATTTGATATAAGTGAAACAAATAAATGTTATGACGATATAAACGGGACATCATCGACAAATTGTAGGACTACTCGTCAACAACCTAATAAATCATTTTATAAAATGATGCAACAGAATTACAATGAAAATCCAACAAAATCACCAATCACGTTGTGTTGGTTATGGCACCCATTGGTATATGGTGTTCCATATCAAAATGTAGTCAAATTGCCTGCTGACAATGCGGTAAAAAAAATGATGTCAGTTTATGAAAAAAATGATAAACCACAATTTGAAAAATGCATGAATGAAACATTTAACAATTATCCAGTGTTTCCTCCCTTATCTAAACGCGAACAAACTTATATGAAAAATAAAGGAGCTGGTCCAAATGTAGATGGTCTATATAAACGCCCACCGTGGACACCTCCATATTGTTATTATAAAAACCCGACCCCTACTTTTACTACAAATATGCTGAAGCGATACAATAAATTTTCAGTGAGCAATTTATCAGGTCATACCATGTTATTTATTATTGTGGCCAAGTACTTTAAAGACATTAATTTAAACATGATTGTATTAGCTAGTATGTTGTTTATGGTACCATATAATCATTCAATACATGAAATATTTCAGGCTGCAAAAATGTTAGGCGTGAATACAGGATATTCTATTAAAAAGACAGATTTGGAAAATATGAATTATTTTTTAACGGATGTTATGAAAATGGAACCAATTGATAGTGTGAAAGTAATTGCTAATGTAAATAAATATACTCCGGTATCAGATAAAAGAAAATCTAAACAAACACAACTTACAAATGTAAAAACATTGGGTAATATCGACGGATCAACAAAAGGTGGATCAACAAAAGGTGGATCAACAAAAGGTGGATCAACAAAAGGTGGATCAACAAAAGGCGGAACAAAACAATCAAAAAGAAGAAAAACGAACTCCATTCATAAAAATAAACGAACTCGAAAAAAACGAAATGGGTTTAAAAAACGAAGTAAGAAATCAAAATCGAAATCGAAATCAAAAACAAAAAAGAAATAAAATTGAATAAAAAAACAATTGTTTTTATTGTTGCCAAATTTAACGATATTATACGACTATAGTTAACTAAATTACAATGTGTGTCTCATTCAACAATATTTACAATGAAAATACGAATCATACAGTAACCATCTTGGAAAACGAATACGCCGAAATATATATTGCAAATACAAATCCAACTTATTTATATAGTGCGAGTTCTAATTACTTATATGTATTAGATGAAATAATTAGACAAACTAAAGAATATCATAATAACATTAGTATATTTGGTATTCATGTTGATGAATTACAGTATTTGTTGGGAAGTATGGTTTCATTATATGGAATATATTATTGTATTGACAAACTAATAAATTCCATTTATGAAAAATAAACAATTTGAAAGAAAAACAGAAAAACATATTACATAAATAACATATAATTATCTTGATATATTATAATAACAATATGAGATTTATCATCACTTATACAGATTACAAGTATCAGCGAATTTATAATTTAAATGTTAATCATATTTTTAATCAAAAATCTACAGATGCTTCAAATGCGAAACCATTATTATGTAACTACACGCCTTTCGCTGAAATACAATCCAAAATAACAAAAACATACGATGTTGGCAAGGAAATACAAAAATATACAGATGAGAATGGAAATAATAATTATAGGATTGGTTTAATTCCGAATAATCATAGTAGTAATACTATGAATGATAGTAAAATAGATAGAATCATAAATAACATTTGTAATGCTCTGTATGTCAATATATTAGAATCTGACATAAAAAATCAGAAGGTAACGATTTGTCTTGATGAAGAGGTATTAAACAGATATAATCTAACTAATGTTCCTGATAATGAAAATATTTATCTACAAATATATGATAAAAATAGCGTTTTCGAACGAATTTATTGTTAAGATAAGCATTGATTGTGGTTAGTAAATCAATAATCATTTTTGCGATTTTAAAGCAAAAATGATTATTATTATAAATAGAGTAAATTTAAATATCTAAACTGATTGTGTTGCGCTCTGATTTTCTTCTTTTTGTTTTTAATGGGGTATTGTCGTTTTGCATTTCTTTTAATTCACTAATACTAATTGTGCTACCATTGTCATCATTATCCTTTTGAATATTTACTTCTGTCTTTTTTACCTTTAATCCTGATAACAAATTGGAAATGTCTGAAGGTCCTTTCATTTCGGGTCGTCTAGACTTTTCAGCAGATGGTATATTACGACTAGCATTTATATCTGGTCTATTTGAAAGAGGCACATATCCTGGTCTAACTGGTGGTGCTGCTGCCGTAGGGCCCTGTGTTTGCATGGGTGGTGGTGGAGGACCATTTGATTGAGCACTAAATTGTGGTGACATCTGAGGCATTTGTTGAGGCATTTGACTTCTTGATTGAGGTGCTGATTGGGTTGGTTGTTGTTGATTAGGATTACCTCGCTGATTGTCATTCATCATAGAATTCATAAACCCACCTAAGCCTGGGCTATTTTGTCCCATTGAATTAACAGCAGCACTTGTAAATTGTTGCATTAATTCGGGATTTTGACGCATGATATCATCCATACCAGGCATAGATGATTTGAACATACTATTTGTCATATGAACCATCAAGGCACTACCTCCTAATTGGAATAACAATTTTAATTCAGGAGCCATTGTAGCCTTGGATTTATATTTCTCATGTAATTCAGCGAAAATATCATCATAATCGTCAATATTCTCATTGATTTGCTCAGACCACCCGTCAAGTTTGACATCAAATGGGTCAAATTTGTTATTTAAAAATTCTAATCCGGTTATACAAGCCATCATCATTTTGCCTTGAAATTTCATTGAATTCTTTCGCTCTTTTTCAGCTACAACAGTTTCATATTCTCCTTTCATTTCTAATAAATTAGACTCCATATCGTATTTCTTTGTGAGATTAACACCCTTCTTTTCCAGTGCCTCCAATTTTTGAAGGTAAGTGAATTTTTCTTTTAACTGTTCTTCTTTTGATAATTGTGGTTCAATGCGACTTTTTGATACATCGGGATTAATCGGTACATTATTGAATTTTCCATACCCATCCCAGGTCTTAGCGTCATCATCAGACTGTTCTTTTGTAGATTTTCCTAAATTCAAAGATTCTAAAGGAATAAATGAATCAGTATTATGTATGTCATCATCATCATCATCATCATCATTTTCATCGTTTAATTTAAAAGACCCAGAAAACATATCGGATCTGGCTGATTTCATGCTTTTTTTAGGTCCAGATAGATCATTTAATTCATCTTCCAAGTTATCTAAATCATTAATATCTATATCCGACGATAATCCACCACCCCCTGAGGATGACGATTTTTTTTTATCATTCATTAACAATTCAATACCAGCACCGAAACTAGATGAACGATTATTTCCAAACCTAACCTCTTCTATATTATCATCTCCTAATGAACTGACATCTATTATCTCAGGTCCACTCATTATGTTTTAATAAGAACATTTAATTTTAAATCAAACACATTAATATTAATATTAATATTATATATTTTCTTGTATCAATCGTTTTTCTTTTAAAAACCATAATCCTTGTAAAAAACAATCTGCTAAATCATCTTTTTTTTTGCTGTTTTCAAATAATGTTATATGCTCACTTATTTTTTCATTATTCAGTAATAATTCCTCACATACTTCAATGCCCTTTTTTTTTCTCTCTGAATAGGTGGTTTGTTTGTTTGCTAGAAAATCTTTTAATTTATTAGAGGCTGATATAAAATGTATATCATTGACATTATTCATGATAAAATACTGGGCTATCATACCCTGTAATGTCTTCATGCGATTTGCTATTGGACTAATTTGATTTTCAATAATAATAGTGTCTATTTTAATGTCTTTAAATAACAAGTCCATTTCTAGTTTTAAATTAATACCAATTTCAATTAATGTCATATCGGTTGTTTTTATCGAATTATTAAATGGTATTGCATATTTTGGTTCGAGGTCTTTTTGTAATTCATCTAATAATAGTATTTTACTTTTTTTAGGATCGAAATTTATATCATGTTTTGTTAATATCTCTCTAATATCCTTTATTTTCCCTTTTTTTAGTTTGTTACTTTCTAGTTCAGTTGGTATAATATTGACACCAGAAACTTTAACATGTTTCTTACAAGTATAACCCGATTGATGTTTATAAGTTGCTGTTTTGTTACATGCAGTACACAATATTTTTTCCTCTCTACACAAATTGGCTACATTCCATAAATCGATTGAATACTGTTTACTTTCATCGACAGTCATCAAACATAATGCCAAATTCTTAATACCTACATCTATACTGAGAACTTTCATAATGGTAAAGTATATTACTTATCTTTATTTAATAAACAAATTAAGTTATTTATTTATTAAATTACCAAGGGTGTAATGGTTTAATTAGGATTAGGATATTTTTGTAATAAATATTGCTCTTGTGTAAGAATTGGAGCTACCATACGGGCTTGAAGTTGTTGACTAGAGAGATATAATTGTTTCAAGTCACTATTCTCATATCCATATGGTTGGGACTTTTCTGTACACGATTTGTATAAAAATGGAGTATTTGGTACAGGTTCCCCTGCTTTTAATGTAGGACAATAGCAGCAGTTATCACAAGCCTCCAACTGATTTGATTTTATAATCGAATCAGCATTGGTTGTTAAAAATTGTCTATATTGCCAATTACTCTTAATATTATTATCCTTTCTTATTTCTTGATTAATTACAGCACCCGATTGCCATTTTGCATAATTTCTTCCATCCGTCATAATAGGTGGGAAATCAAAATGAATATTATTAGATCCAGCATTACAAGTACCCCAACTCATTGTATATATATACTTGGAGAGAAAATGTATTTACTTGTTACCGGCTTCTAATAATTTAATTAATTCCTTTTTGTTGAGTTTATCTTCTTCTGTTGACAACTTTTTATCTATTGCCATTTGGCGTAGTATTTTTACACTTAGTGATTTAAAATCCATATATAGCAATTCGTGATTACTTGCATCAATGTCTTTATTCTTATGTATTTGCATATCATTCATATTTTTCACAGATTCTTCTGGTTCTTGGTCGTCTGAATCACTCCCACTATCACTATCACTATCATTATCATTATCATCATCGTCGCTCATTATTTTTTCTAAATCTTGTAGGGATGATTCAAGTATTTCTTCTAAATTAGAATTATTATCCAACTGAATAACCTTGACAATACCTTCATTCAAAGAATCATTAACATTAGTATCCAATTCAATTATTTCACTATCAAATTCAGTTATTTCATTTGGTGATATTGCATTTTCGGTAGTAATTGTATTACTTTGACCATCTTCATCTTCACTGTCTTCGTCTTCACTGTCTTCGTCTTCACTGTCTTCGTCTTCACTGTCTTCGTCTTCACTGTCTTCGTCTTCACTGTCTTCGTCTTCACTGTCTTCATCACCCGCGTTTTCTCCGTCAGAAACATGAATCAAATCATCTATTGGTGTTTCATGGTCAATACCGCCGTGTTGTTGGAATGGTATATTGCTCGACACTTGTGGCATTTGTCCAAAATGTTGATATGGTATACTACCCCGACTCATGTCTACATTAGAAATAAATGTCTGTAATATTCGCGCTTGCTCCATTTGTCCTTTTTCTAAGGCACTGATTGTTCTTTTAAAATAAAAAAACAAAAATGAAACTAACATAAATACAATTGTCAAACATAACAAAGTAATTGGGTTGGTTATTATATCAAGCATTATTACATAGTTCCTAGATAATTAAACCTTAAAATAAACGTATATCACTATTTTTACTAAATGTCTTGGTGGATTATTTTATTCGACATTTCCAATATTTCTTCTGGATATCTTAAATCATAAAGAACTTTCAGACCTCCGTTTATCGACGAAATACCTAGGTTTAGTTTATAGGTATAAGTAAAGTCAATATTGTTTGTTTTTTTTACACCCATATTATTATTTTGAACATCACTCTCCAACAAAGTACACAAATTCAATAAATGAGTAGTTAATATGAAATCCATATTTTTATTGTTAATTAAGTATTTAATAAATCCATAAGAACTAGCACAGGCTTCGTTTGGATTTGTACCTGAAAACAATTCGTCAAATATACAAAAATGTTTCTCGGATGACATATTCAAATCATCTATTATTTCCTTACATCGTCTCGCTTCTGCTTGAAACAAACTGTCCCGTCCAGATGTATCCGGTATATTCAAATAACAATGTATCTTATCATATAATGGTATTGTAGCCTTTGAATAAAATCCACACCCATATGATTGTGAGAATAACAAATTGATTACAGTTGTTTTTAAAATGGTCGTTTTACCAGAAGCATTGGGTCCTGTAATAATTATATTCTTATTTAAATCAATATTGTTCTCAATTGGTTCGTTGTTCATTAAATACGGATAATATGCACCCGTCATTTTTAACTTCTTACCAAACGTGCATTTATTTACTCTTTTCTCTCTATACATTTCTGATATACAGTCCAAGTTCTCTATATATGCATTGAGTCCTAAACTATATTCTATGGTTTCTATGGTTTCTGTGTTCATATGTATTTCATAAAAATATTTCATAATATATCCAACTTCCGAAATCTTACGATTAAATGTAGTAAAATTCACTTGGAAATCGGTTATGTTCTTCAGATTGTCGTATAATTGTTTACATTTCTCTCTTCGTACCAACATTTCATTTATAAATTCATTATATGTCTCATGAGTCTTCATGTGTTGTTCAACGATATTCATATTATCTATCGTTGTATTCAAATATTCTTTTAATAAGAATAAGTTATTATGTATATCCTTGAAGTTTTTATAAAATCGGTAGCAAACAAGAGAATTTTGATAAATAGAAAAGAAATAAAAAGCTACTGATACTATAGCATATATTCGTTTTTCCCAAGATATATCCGACATGATATTAAATACATTGCCCAATGCATGTTTTGAAAAAATTTGGGTAAGCACAGTGTAATAACTAGACATGGTTATTTTCACACCATTAAATTTTAACATAAAAAAAGGCACTAATAGTAAAATAAAGGGCACCAATAGACTCAATACTGGACTTAATAAGTTATATATACTTAGTATTTGTAGAAACTGTGGTGAGTTATTTAAAAATTTGAAATATTCGATATCAACATAGTAGTATTTATCAATAAAGCTTTCATCTTGTCTAATATTTGACCATAATTCGTAAAAATTATCGTACAATAATGTATGTTTTTCTGTATGGATATTTGATTTCCACGACTTAATAACCTGTTGAGTTTGTTTTAAAAATCGCTTGTCGTTGGTAAAATATTCCAATTGTTTATCTATATTGAGTAATCCTATTTTACTCTTTGGGTTCAAAACAGATTGTAACAGTGGTTCACGATCACTCGATGTGTCATTTAATTCTAATAGTTCTAAATCTTGAATAATATTTTTGTCGACCTTTTCCTTGGAATCCAAATAGTATATTGGTAAATGAAAAATAGATTCAGTCATTTAAATAATAAATTTAATTAATAAACTTATTATTTACGAATTGATTTGTAATTGATTTACGAAAATAAATATGATTACGGACTTGATATCTGTGCTGGCATCTCTTCGATTTGTGTATCATAATATTCTTCAATGTCGCGGATTAATCTAATATCCCTGCGTGTAATAAAATTAATACCCATGCCTTTTCTGCCCCATCTACCAGAACGCCCAATTCTATGAATATAAGTATGCACATCTTTGGGGACATCAAAATTAATGACCGTACTGACTTGTTGAACATCAATACCTCTTGCCGTCAAATTAGAAGATATTAACACTCGTGCTCCTCCATTGGAAAATTCTTTATACGCATTCATTCTCTCGTCCTTTTCCATACCACTATGAATACAACAAACCGGGAATCCATCTTTAATTAATGCTTCATTAAGATCGTTTACACGTTTAATACTATTACAATATATAATACATTGACTTAGTGAAATCGACTCAAAAATATCCTTGATTGTTTCGTATTTTTGCGAATCATCTTCCAAAGCTATATAATACTGTTTAATACCCTCCAATGTAATACTCTCAGTCTTTACCAAAATTTTTACTGGATCACGCATAAACTTCTCTGTAATTGCTTGAATTTCAAGAGGTAATGTCGCGCTAAAAAGACCAACTTGTACATCATTTCCTAGAAAGTTGAAAATATTATAAATTTGTTCTTTAAAACCAGCCGATAACATCTCGTCTGCTTCGTCTAATATTAGTAATTTTATGAATTTTGTATTTATTTTTCTTCTACGCAACATGTCATGTACTCTACCAGGAGTACCGACAATAATTTGTGGTTTTTTTTCAATATCAATTATATCTTTGTCCATTGGTGTGCCTCCAATGAGCAATTTAGTTTTAAGACCATCGATAAATGTAGACATTTTATCCAATACACCAATAATTTGAATAGCCAATTCTCTCGTAGGAGCCATAATAAGAGCCTGGGTCTCTTGTACGGTTTCATCAACTACTTCTATCGATGATATAGTAAATGCACCTGTTTTACCTGTACCCGATTGAGCTTGAGCAATAACATCCTTTTTTTCAATTATTGGCTTAATCGCGCGTTTTTGAATTGGGCTTGGATTTTCAAATCCAAAACTGAATATACCACGAAGTAGATTTTCTTTAATATTTAGGTCATTCCAATTAGTTATTTCTTCAACAGAATCAGAACTCATACTTATTAAGGTATTTATTATTTAAGTATATTCGTATTATTAATATTAATAAAATTGATATAAACTTATAAATTTATTACCATCATATTATAAGGAATGGCTACCTGTATCTATACTATAAAGGATTTTGAATCATTTGCTTGGACAGAAAAAAATATACATCCATTACCAGATGAAACAATTCAATTGATTAATAGTCTTACAGAACAGGTTGGGTCGCCGAATTACATAAAAACCCCATCTTTTGCAAACGGTGATAAAAATTTCTCAAAGAAAAAGAAAAGAAATACTGAACATGTCAATACAGAAGATTGGCAGACGATTCGAAATTTTAAGAAAACTGAAATCACAAAAAAAGAAGGTATTCAAAAAGATATTGATGCTATTCGACTTCTTATCAACAAATTAACTAGCAAAACATATGATAAGATCCTAGAAACTTTATTTGAATCGTTAGATGTTATGTTAGAAAATAGTGAATACGATGACAAGTCATTTAATTTGATTGGGTACGCTATATTTAACATGGCTACAAGTAATAAATTCAATAGTGAAATTTATGCAAAGTTATGTAATGAACTAAAAAGAAAATATGATTTTATGTCTTCTATTATTCTTCATAATATTGAAGAATTTATGAAGCTTTTTGAAAATATGGAATTCGTATCACCTGAAGACGATTATGATAAATTTTGTGAAACAAATATATTAAATGAAAAAAGGCGTTCAATGTCATTATTCTTATGTAATTTATGTAAAAACGAGGTCGTTACACTTGACAGTATTGTAGAGTACATTCACACATTACAATCTCGTGTTATGAATGGGATGAATGACGAAAAATGTAAACCCGAGATTGAAGAATTATGTGAAAATTTGTATGTGTTTTTGACAAATATGGATTTTAAAATACTGAGTAAACACCCTGATTGGAATTCAATATACGAAAAACTTGTTTGTATTAAAAACACAAATGCCCAAGAAAATGCGGGCATTTCCCATAAATCAAAATTTAAACATATGGATATATTGGACAAATGTAAGTAATAGAAAGAATAATAAATGAATACAAAAAATGAATACAAAATAATAAAAATGCTTATTTTATTTTTATTATTTATTTTATTTTTAATATGAATACCTTTTTGCTATTTTTTGAAACTGACCAACAGCATAGTTCATAGATATTGAATAATATTTAGATTCAGTGCGAATATGTTTAAAAGCGTATTTCATAAATGGTGGGTCCTCTTGTGAGATTCCGTTTTCATATATTTCGCTATAACTTCGATAAACTGTAGCCGTGTCATATACTCTATATTTATTATACCAATCCAATATAATATTTTTAAATAATGGAATATATGGATATGGTCTATTATTCGTATGAGGAACAAATTCAGCTATATAATACTTAAGTTCTGGTGGTAATTTTTCTAAACGATTTCTTTTGTACGTGTTACTCATTATAAATGGTTTATGTAAATAATGTAATAGTATAAAATATCATTTATTTTTCTTCAATTTTTTCGTTAAAGTTAAACTATTTATTACAAGCGAGCTGCTTATATGTATTACACTATGTAATCTATATAAAACTTATTTCATATCGATAAGTAATGTCAATAAAATATACGAATACCTCTAATTTAACCTATGAATTACATGATAAATCTGTAAATATTATACCAAATAATGAATCGCCAAATATTCATGATATATTAGACGACGATGATTATTTTTCAGATGAAGACATCGCTGGATTTCACTTACCATCGAGTGATATTAATTATGTTGGTGATATATTAGATGACGATATTTCAGCACAACATGTTGATTATAGTGAAAACTACACAGTAAAAATGTTATCTCATATTGCGAATTACTACGATATACCAAAAAAAAAAATAAAAAAGGATGAACTCATATCATTGATTGTTGATTATGAAAATAATCCAGAAAATTCTATACAAGTATATAATCGTAAACGATGTTGGCATTATATACAAGAATTACAGGAAGATAGTTATTTCGGAAAATTTATAGTATTCAATTAAACAATTCTGATAATACGAATTAAATATTTATATATAAATAAATTATAATGGTGAGTTCTATCTTAAATCCAAAGATTAATTATCCTGAGATAAAATATCTAGACCCAGAAGACAAGAAATATGATGCTTCGATGTATTCTATTACGGTTTTAAATATGAATAATATAATTATAGCTTTAGGACAAGCCAAATACAACTTTATTGATGATAATATTATCTATTTTCCAATATACTTGGTTAAAAATGAGAGGGTAAATACACAAATTGGTGTATATGAGATTATGTCAGAACAGTTAATAAATATTACGGATGAAGATAATGATATAGAATTAGACCGTATAGACTCTCCATTACTATATAGTTTTGTTACACCAGAATTAATAGCAAATTCTAAAGAAACACTTAATATGTTGAAGAAGGAAAATACTAGTGATAAGGATGATGATAAGGATGACAACGATGATAATGATGATGACAACGATGATGATGACAAGGATGATGGCGATGATGAAGACGATGATGAAGACGATGATGATGGCGATGATGAAGACGATGATGATACAATGGATGGTGACGAAGACGACAATACATTTTTTCCAGACGGTAGTTTACCAGAACAAAATGAAAAACAAGCCGAAGAAGAAATAAACGACTACAAAGAAGAAAAAAAGCATCCATGGATTCAAAAATATTTAAAAAGTAATTATTATAATCTTATTGATAATGAAGGCGGTGGGGACTGTCTATTCTCAGTCATTCGCGACGCATTGAAAGCAAATGGAAAAGAAGTCACTGTGTTGGAGTTGCGTTCTAAATTAGCAAATGAAGTGACAGAAGAATTGTTCAATTCGTACAAAGAATTATATGATATGCATATACAAAACATAAAGGATACTAGTTCAGATATGACAGATTTAAAGAAACATATTGTCGATTTCAAAGAGAGATTAAGAAATTCCAAAGATAGGAATGAACAAGAAACAATTGTTGACGGTGCAAAAAAACTCGCCAATAAATACACTACTGCGAAATCAGAGAGAGAAATATCAACAGAACTAATGCATGAATTTCGATTTATGAAAAATATTCGTTCTGTCGAAGACCTGAAAAAGATAATTAAAACATGTGAATTTTGGGGAGATACCTGGGCTATATCAACATTAGAACGAGTTTTAAATATTAAGTTGGTCATTTTTTCCAGTGAAGCATGGGATGAAGGTGATAAATCGAATGTATTACAATGTGGACAATTAAACGATCCTGTTTTAGAAGAAAAGGGGGTGTTTGAACCTCAATATTATATATTACTCGACTACACTGGAGACCATTATAAATTAATAACATATAAACATCATAGACTATTCACCTTTATTGAAATACCATACAATATCAAATTATTAGTCGCAAATAAATGTTTAGAGAGATTATCTGGTCCATATAGCATTATTCCTCAGTTTAAATTATTCAATGAACAGATAGGAATAGAAGAACCAATTGAATTAGATATAGAAATTATTGAAGAACAAAAGAATGATTTATACGATGATAATATTGTGTTTCAGTACTATATCAAATCAAATAATAAACCTCTCCCAGGGAAAGGCATTGGAGAGAAAATACCAGTTGACATGATACCTAGTTTTTCCTCCTTGTCTAAAATACCTGAATGGAGACGCAAACTAGACAATGAATATATAGCCCCGTTTGAATTAGACGGACATAAATGGAATACAGTCGAACATTATTATCAAGCAGGTAAATTTAAAAATACAAATAAAGAATTCTATCTCCTTTTCTCTCTTGATAGTAACTCTAAGATGTCATTGGATGTCGATATGGCAAAGGCTGCTGCATCAAAAAATGGTAAATACAAGAAGGAACAGTTACGACCCAAAGATATAAAGATTGACGACGAATTTTACAAAGGCATAGATGAGAAACTGTTAGAAGATTCGTTATATGCGAAATTTAGTCAAAATAAGGATATGAAAGAAGTGTTAGTGAATACGAAACAGGCTAAATTAATGTTGTATAAACAAGGTACTGAGCCCGAATTGTCTAATATATTAATGATTGTAAGAAATAGAATGTAATAACACATTTGAATAAATGATTACTATTATCATGCTTAATATTCGTATAACAATAATAAAAATAATTATTGTTATAATATAATATGTCGGATGCATTGAGACAATTATATGAAAACTTCGTACAAGCTGATATCTTTGTAAATGAACTACAAAAAAAAGAGTTATTCGATTATAAATTAACAAAAGTGAATATGATTTCACAGATACCTAAACCAGAAATTACAGATAGTTATTATTTTCCACAGGAAATACAGGATTATGTTGATGAAAATGCTAGTTATGTTCTTCATTATTCAACTACTATTCAAAAACGCAATGTAAATTTATATTTTACTATATTTGATGAATTGTCAGCTCAAGATATGCGAAAAATGAATAAATGTGTGTATATGATTTATATGTGGCTCTTTATCGTAAATATATACGCAAAAAAATCGTGTTCAAAATCATTTGCACTATATACCTATTTAACCCCCTTTAAAAAAAGATTACCAACCAATCAACTTATTTCACTCGGTCCAGAACATGTCAATAGTGCGTATACAAGTGGTTGTAGAGAGAATACAGAAACAGTCATCTTCAGAAAAGAAGAATGGTTCAAAGTATTTATTCATGAAACCTTTCATAATATTGGACTCGATTTTTCAAATATGAATATGACGGATGTTAATTCCAAAATGAATACGATTTTTAATGTCAATATTGACTACAAACTATATGAAAGTTATTGCGAAACCTGGGCTAGAATTATCAATGTTATATTTCATGCTTACAATAGATCACATAAATCGGTTCAATCACATAAATCGGTTCAATATTCATCGTTCGTGAAACTATTCAATAAATATATGAAATACGAATGTACTCATTCTATGACTCAATCGCTAAAAATATTACAGTTTACGAATCTAAATTATAATCTGGTTACATGTAAAAAACAATCGGCCATTATTGCTTGTAAACATTTATACAAAGAAGAAACTGCTGTGTTTACTTATTATGTTATTACTGGATTATTAGTAAATAATTATCTTCAATTTATGAATTGGTGTCTAGTGAATAATCCGTCTTTTCTACAATTTGATAAAACAATAGGTAATTTGAATAATTATATAGAAATGATTAGAAAATCTAAAGACGATAAAAATATAAAACATAATATTAACAAAATCGAAAACAAATTCAATAAAATGGTTAGCATAAATAATTTAACACCATTACAACAAACTCTCATGTGGTCATTACGAATGTCGGTAATAGATAATGATGTTGCCTAATAAATATACATATACATATGGGAAATAGGATATATTCGTAATATTGTAAAAAATTGATTAATATTAATATCATTGTATGAATGATATTAATCTAATAAACCGCATATATGGGTATTAAAAATCTAAATAGGTTTCTGCAAACTTCGTGTGACAAATCTATTCAAAAAATTCATATTTCGGCATTAAGTGGTAAGAAAATAGTGATAGATACGAGTATTTATTTGTATCGATTTATGGGTGATGGTTGTCTATTAGAAAACTTTTACTTAATGATATCAATATTTCGTGAGTACAATATCATTCCACTCTTTGTATTTGATGGTAAGCCACCAAAAGAAAAGGATGAACTATTAAAACAACGCAAAACAGACAAAAAAGATGCCGAGAGAAAATACAATCTATTACAGGATAAATTGGACCATGACGAAGATTATGATATCGACAAATCTGAAATAAAAGAGAACATGGATGCATTAAAAAAACAATTTATTCGTATTCATCATAGTGATATTGAAAATGTCAAAACATTAATAAAAGCGTACGGTGTGTCATATATCGACGCAATTGGAGAAGCTGATAAATTATGTGCAAAAATGGTGTGTAAAAATAAGGCTTATGCTTGTCTAAGTGAAGATATGGATCTATTTGTTTATGGATGTGGTCGCGTACTGAGATATTTGAGTTTATTAAAAAAAACAACAATTATGTATGATTTATCAGGAATCTTAAGCGAACTTAAAATGACATTACCAGAGTTTCAATATATTACGATTATTTCAGGAACAGATTATAATTTTAATATTAACAATGGAACGAATCTAATGACTACAGTAAAGTATTTCAAAAGATATAAAAAAAGCGAATGTACTGATTTCTATAAATGGTTAGAATTGCATACAAATTATATTGATAATATTGAAGAGTTATACAACACATTAAATATGTTCTCGTTAACTGACATGCCCGAGTATAAAAAGTATGAAAACATCAAAATAGCAAATGGTCCCCTCCATATAAGTAATTTAAAAACAATCATGTCAAGTGAACATTTTGTATTTATTGATTGAATTGATAATGAAATGATAATGAAATGATAAACATCCCAAATTGTTATATAATTAAATGTATATTTTTATACATTTAATTATTTTGATATACATCTAATAATAATTAACTTACGCTCTATCGTGTTGGTTGTATTGTTTGTTGGGGTATTTTTATTTGATTGATTATATTTCTACGACTTAAGCAGAAGCAACTGCCTTATCACCTGCCTTGGCAAAGTGGGGAGACATATACTTTTGAAGGTTGAAGTAGGTGAGCTCGTCACCCTTCTTGAGTTTGAGAAGACCAGTAAGCTTCTTGTCAGCGATAATCTTGCGACCATTGTCTTTGTCTTGAAGCTTGTGCTCACGGATGTAAGAATTAATCTCGCGAGTGACCTCTGTGCGTGCCATCTCAGTACCAACTGGTTTGCCTAAGAAAGAGGCAAGTTCGTTAGAGATAAGAGTAGGCTTGACAAATCCAGAAGGAGCACGGTTACCTGTCTTTCTCTTGCGCTTAGCAGTAATCTTGGCAGCAGCCTTAAGCTCGCGACTAACTTGACGCTCAAGTCCTCTGAACTCAGTACGAAGAGAAGACATGGATGCGCTTACTGCTTGAAGTTTACCCATAAATGCAGAGAATTGGTCGAATACAGTTGATGCCTCTGGTGCGGCCTCTTCAGTAGCAACTGTGGCAGCCTCAACAACTGGTGCTGTGGAAGGAGTAGGAGCGGGAGCAGTCTTAGCTGCTGTCTTGGGAGTAGTAGTCTTTACCATTATACACTAATAAGACATATCTATTTAAGTGTTTTTACGCATAATATAATATATTATGTTCTTATTGGTTATCATAAGAAAGTTTCCTAAATAATTCTAATTAATTCTAAATATTTTATTGGATAAAACGCATTTTTAATGAGCAACAGATTGATATAACCACGGTAATGCGTTTCTAGCGTCTTCACTTACTAATGTTAATGCTGCTAAAACATAATATGCCCCTAATGCTCGAAATTCATTTGTATGTCCCGATTTTACTAAAAAATCGATAATTCTTAATGCAGTATTCTTTAAAAAATCATCACTTTGTGATTGCGCTAAATGTAATGACATTCCTGTAAATGGATTACCATGTGGTTGGACAATATCTCGCATTGTTTGTTGTGACAATTGTGCACGATAGTGCCATATATCATACATCTCTCTTATAAATAACACTAACATATGTCTTGGTAAATTTGTAAACCACCGACTGTCTGCATAATTACCAAGTTCATTAATAAATTGAAACAATTCAATGACCCTCATTTCCATTTTTTTCTTAGGACTGATGATATCAGTATCATCGTCTTTTATTTTTACAGGTATTCTTAATGCCTTTGCTATCCGTAAGTATCTATTGAATGTGTTAATTTGTTCTCTTGTTATTATCTCTCTATCATATGGATTTCGTATCTCTTGGATCGAATTTCCATTATAGTTCGTGTTTGGTTTATTAATTAAATTATGAAGGGAATATGCATCACACCCATAGCAATTATTACTTCCTGTAAAACTATAATATTGTATGTATTTTATCTCGTCCAATGGTTCTAATGTAGCAAAGTCTGTATCATTTACACAAATACTTCTATCTTTCAAAGATGGTCCAATGCATTTAATATACTCTTTAACTAAACATCCTCTCCATATTCTCTGTATAACAGTAGCGTAGAGAGATAATCTAAGAAATGAAAATAATCGGCTTTTTAATTCATCCTTGTTACCAGTTTTTTTTAATTTGTAGAATTTACACATTTCTTTTAATTGACAAACCTTATATTGGTAATAATTAATTTCAGCATATTCGTTCATCTTTAATATTTTAAAATCTGAATCCGCTACTTTTATTTTTTGTTTTGTTACCGTCTTTTGTTTTGTCTTATGAGTCGTTTTACTTTCATTTGTAATTACATTATCTGTATGTATATTATTTGGGCCCATTATTATAAGATAAGAAAAATTATTTATATCATTATAATAGTGTTATTACCTATATATCATCACACATATATATATTGATACAATAATCGATGTATTTAATTACATATTTGGGTCTTCATGATTTAATAATAATAAAACACAACCTATACCATAATCGCTGTGATATACATATGTCACCATATATGATTTAATACCTATTTAAAAAAAAATTGATTTAAAGAAATGGTCTTATGGTATAGTATACTATATACAATGGCAAGTTCTAAGACAATTCTTTCAGGCGCAGATTTTAACCCCACATCCGATGTCAAATACTCCAAGCTAAAGGTTGATGCCCGAGGCGGTAAGAGTGTTGGTATTCTGAATAGCGGTGCTAACACAGCAACTTATATTTCAACACCTCTTATGCTCACATGGGGTATTAACGAGCATGAGGATGAGAAGAGTGGTAGACTAACATACGACATGGCTCTTCAATTCCCTAGCAGTGAGTATGCTAAGGAAGAGACTACTAACTTCTTGGATAACATGGTTGCTTTTGAGAAGAGAATCAAAGCAGATGCAATTGCCAATTCAAAGGAATGGTTCGGTAAGGCAAAGATGAGTGAAGACACAATTGATGCTTTATGGACCCCTATGCTGAAGTATCCTAAGAATAAGGATACTGGTGAACACGATTATGATAGATCTCCTACCCTAATCGTGAAGATCCCTTATTGGGAAGGTGAATGGAAGACTGAGTTGTACAATATTGACCAACAACCAATCTTTCCAGACCCAGAAGGTGGTTCACAAACACCTAAAGATATGATTGCCAAGGGTTCACATGTTGCTCTAGTTATCTTATGTGGTGGTCTTTGGTTTGTCAATGGCAAATTTGGTGTGACCTGGAAGCTATTCCAGGGTATTGTTAAACCAAAGGCAACTATGAGAGGAACTTGCCATGTATTCTTGTCTCAAGATGATAAGAATAAGCTTATTAAGGAATCAACAACTGCTGATGACGATGATGAGGTTGAAGAGGAATCTGATAACGAACAATCTAATACAAATGTCGAAGATTCAGATGAAGAAGAGGAATCACCACCACCTCTTGTCGAGGTCGTAGCACCCGAACCAGTTAAGAAGAAGGTTGTCAAGAAGGTTGTCAAGAAGACAGCATAAGCATAATCTAAATAATTATAAAAAGAAACAAATACAGAAAAAAGAAACAAATACAGAAAAAAGAAACAAAAATAGGTGAAATCCACTTATTTTTGTTTCGTATTATTTTACACACTGACTCAACCTACATTCAATTAGTAATATAAAGATATTTTTGTATTACACAATATAATAATATGATTGCTTCATTTTTAAACTATATATTATTTAAATATAACAAACAAAATTATATCAGCAATAAAACTGATACTAATAAGATAGATAAATTGTGTAAAAAACTTCCATACGAATTAGTAAATATCATACTTGATTATGATGGACAGATCAAGTATAAATATAAAACAAAGAATAGCATTGATTATCATAAATATGTAAATGTAATCCATAAATACGATGAAAGATACAATATAATCGCACCGATTATCCATAAAAAACAGACAATTATGAAAGATACTGATACAAGTCCAGTTGATACAAGTTTTTATTTTGAGTTTGCGTTTGAAAATCAACCAAATGTAATGTTATGTTATGATTATAACTGGTCTGCCAATAATGAATTTGAAATATGTTATACTGATATGAAAGGTTCAGGACATGTTTTTGGAAGCGACCAAATTAGAACATACATTTGAGTGCGTTGAATGAGAACAGGTGTAAATCTACAAGGGTACTATAATACAAAAAATTGAATTGAGACATTTTTATATTTATTTATTATAATCGTTTATTTATTCATATACTTAAATATGATTTCCATTATGAATCGCATTGCTGTTGATACAATTACACAAATTCCTACTCAATATCCAATTGAATTTATGAATTTTGTAGAAGAACATAAATTAAAGCCACCCAAGTTAGATACTGGCAATGGCAAGGCTTTGGCACTTATGTTAGACAACCCATCATGTTATTGGACCCGTGAAGATACTGACAAAATTGTAAATAAATTTAATATTCCAACGAGAGATAGCATTCAATTATTTAATAAACATGAACAATGGGGCATACAAACCAGTAATGAGCGAGGAAAGAATTATATACTTGTACCTTATGCCTTATCCAACAAACATAAAATGAGAAAAAATTTCGGGAAAGAGTTATCAGAAGAAGACAAATTAAATGAAATCGAAAAAATTAAATCAACTATTCATACTGATTATTGTGATGTGCCGAACAATAAATGGGAACTTGGTCATAAGAACCCAGAATCAGTTGATAATTCACTAAACAATTTGGTTTTACAACCACCTATACAAGCAAAATATCGTGATAGATATATATTTATCGATACCTTAACAAAAATACCTACACCATCAACATTATTCCAACTTGATAAAAATGGTGATAATCCATACACAAAACCACAGCTGATTGAATTAAAAAAATGGTTAAATAATAGGCATGATTTATGTTGTTAAATACTGTTACATCTATCAACTGAAATATCATAATATTCTTTATTTAATTCTATACCTATACATTTTCTATTTGTATTTTTACATGCTATGGCGGTTGTTCCGCTACCAAGAAATGGGTCTAATACCGTTGCCCCAGATTTACTAAATAATTTGACTAGATGTTCCATAAGTTCGATAGGCTTCACTGTTATATGTGTATTTTTCTCTCCCTTTTCTTTTTTCGTTGGTTTTGAAATCATAAAATTTTTATCATAGGAATCATTGTATTCTTCTGTGGTAATAATATTTGCTGGAACACGATCTCCGTTTACGCCTACTTTTTGCGAGAAATCTAATAGTCCGGTTTTAAATTGGAGTTCATTTTTAATAAATGTTAATTTTCCAATTGGTTTCATTGCTACACAAATTGGTTCAAAACAAGAGCGTATTTGTGGGGTTTTAAAATCTTTGTATTCTTCTATTAATTGTTCTTTCTCTTCATCACTCATCTTCATTTTCTTGATAACATGTGTCATAGACATTCCTTTGGGCATCGTTTGTGTATAAGTCCAATTAATCATATCACGAATTTCAAAACCTGCTATCTCACAAGCCATTGCAATGGAATGGTATAATCGAGGCGACGAGAATGACAAGAAATAAGCGCCTGGTTTCATTTTCTTAAACAATAATTTTGATAAATTTAAATAATAATCGTACAAGTCTTTCACTTGTTTTTTGTCAAATTTCATTCCTTTTGGTAAATGTTTGACATGGCTATTTTTTTTATCATTGTTGACAGCGGTCGAAGACCATTCATTATCCAACTTATCTATAAAATAAGGAGGGTCTGTAATTACACAATCAATGCTATTGTCATCCAATTTTTCTATTTCTGACATGCAATCGGCGTTTAATATATGAATTGTATTATCATTTAAATATGTTTCTGTTTCGTCGCTTGTTTTTGACTCCATTGTTTTAGTTGACATCTTTATTACTATTTATATCAGTTCTATTAATGCAATCAATTTTTAATTTATTTACGGTGAGGGTATAATATTTTCCAATAATTTGCGATTCATTTGGCGTAATTTAATGGAAATCGTGTTAATATGTTCGAGTTTCTCTCTACACTCTGAAAATTGTTTGATTTCATCTACCATTTGAAATACTGTTTTGTCTAACTCTTCGTTTAATTCGTCTATCCCATCGCGTAACTTGGCACAAGTATTACATATATAATTGACTACTTTAACATTAATACATGAGCATTGATGACATGTATTATCATAATATTGGCTATCGTGGCAATTTATACAATATTCACATTGAATCACCAGATTGGTTATACTTGTTTTTTTTTCACAAGCACAATCACCCACATAAAACTTGGAATTGCTTTGATTATTCATTTTGTTTTCAATTTGATATAATACACATTCAATAGAACCGAATGAATTCAATTTTTAAAAATATAATCCTTTTCATTCATTTTTATTATTATTTGGTATACAAACAATATAAAAATATTTTTATATTTAAAGCATAATGCCAAATGACTGTTCAAATCGTCTAACAATTACCTCTACTTGTGAAACTGATATTGTAAATATTTTACAAGATTTTTCTAATAAAATACCAAATCTGAATGTAATACAATCTAATAAATTAGGAGTAAGGCTCGATTTTATAACTGCTTGGAAACCAGATATCCAATTTATTGATGCGATTGTGAATAAATATCCATTATCTTGGATAAAAAACGAATGGATTTCTGAAGATGGTAAAGCTGGTCTGTGGGTCGGTAACGCAAATAATATTAAATATATGGATTGGGATGACCTTTCCATTGAAGATATAGATTATCATTTTCATAAATAATTTGTTCAAACAATAAAATACGAATTTTTATTGTTTGAAAAGAACATTTGGTTTTTACCATTAACAAGTGAGTAATTGTTGTTTCATATCCTCGTCCAGATAGGTTGTGTCGGTCACTGCCTTGAGTATTTTAGATAGTTCTTTTTTATTCTCTTCGACTGATGTAAAGAGATTAAATAGGATATTGGTGAAATCTGTTTGTAGATTTTCTACCGTTTTGAAATTTGGGTTTTCTTCTTGCCATAATTTTACCATGGTTCTCTGAAGCTTTGCCAAGTCGGATACATTCTTGGTTATTATCTTGTGGTTATTATCTCTCTCCCATTTATCATTGTCCTTGACATACATGACCTTTCTCTTTTGATCAGTGCAATGTATTGGTCGTTCAATGACCTCCATGTTATTTAATCCATCTACCATCATATTAGCTAATGTGTCTGTAAGCCCATTATTCTTTGTATTTTCAAAATGTTGAGCAGTAATAGGCAATGACCGTATAAAATCACTTATATTCATGGCGTCTTTACATTGTTCGTTTAAAAACATATTAATATTGAATTGGTTATTATTTGTCATATTGGTAGTACTGTTATCTGTATTATGAATTGTTGGCATTATATGTACCATTTTATCCATAAATTCACTAAGAAATTCCTGATTCTTAGACATTATCAAATCAATCATTTTCTCTGTTAGTGAGTTCTCTTCTACTAGACCACCGACCAATTGTGTATCGCCTGTCCCTACATGTATGGAGCATTTAATTTGATGTTTATGTAAACTTTGTCTGTGTACGTAGGTATTTCCACAATCACATTTGAATGATTTGGCGTTTTTGGCGTTTTTTGGCGCGCTTTTGTCAGCATTTGTAAGTCGTTTGTCAGCATTTTGATGTTTCAGTGTCATGACATGTCTATTCCACTCTGATTGCTTGCTACAATGAAAGTCACATTTACCACAATTAAATTTTTTGGCGTTTTTTGGCGCGCTTTTGTCAGCCATGGAAGTATATATTAGACTTACAACAAAAACGCCTAAATCCTTTTCGCAAATAATGATATTTTTTGTCAATAACAAAATGAAAATGAAAAAATTTGGAATCAGAGCATTATCGTCACAACCCGTTTTTTACAACTTTTTTCAATTCTATTTTTGAAATATAGAAAAATGGACATACTTTTCATGTCCAAAACTTGAAATATGATAACTCCTATAAAAATAAAAAGTTGCACTAGAGCGATGGATTTGGAATAACAAGTAATATTATATTGCCTTGAGTCATCTAATAAGTTAATATTATATACCGTATTTGAATGTAGGTGTTTAACCAGTGTTTAACCAGTGTTTAACAAGTGAGTAATTGTTGTTTCATATCCTCATCCAGATAGGTTGTGTCGGTCACTGCCTTGAGTATTTTAGATAGTTCTTTTTTATTCTCTTCGACTGATGTAAAGAGATTAAATAGGATATTGGTGAAATCTGTTTGTAGATTTTCTACCGTTTTGAAATTTGGGTTTTCTTCTTGCCATAATTTTACCATGGTTCTCTGAAGCTTGGCCAAGTCGGATACATTCTTGGTTATTATCTTATGATTATTATCTCTCTCCCATTTATCATTGTCCTTGACATACATGACCTTTCTCTTTTGATCCGTACAATGTATTGGTCTTTCAACTATGTCCATATTGTTTAATCCATCTACCATCATATTAGCTAATGTGTCTGTAAGCCCGTTATTCTTCGTATTTTCGTAATGTTCTGCAGTAATAGGTAATGACCGTATAAAATCACTTATATTCATGGCGTCTTTACATTGTTCATTTAAAAACATATTAATATTGAATTGGTTATTGTTATTTGTTGTATTTGTACTATTATTTGTGTAATTTCCCTGTACCTTTCCGACAACATCTTTCATAAAATCTTGGTTTTGAGTCATCATTTGTGTAAACATTGCAAACATTTTGTTTATATTTATTTGTGTATTTGTATCAGTACTATCTGATAGATTGTTGGTATTTTCGCAATCATATTCATTTATTGATTGTTCAGAATTGTTTGTAACAATCGTATTATTACCAGACAAATAAATATGACATGCTGTTCTATGTCTATATAATCCACTATCCCATTTATACTTTTTGCCACAATCACATATGAACTCGGCATTTTTTGGCATTTTTTGGCATTTTTTCCTATCATTTCCTACCATTTTCATACCATTTTGGTGTTTTCTAGTGAGAATATGTTTATTCCAATTACTTTCTTTACTACATATAAAGTCACAATCAATACATTGGAATTTTTTGGCATTTTTTGGCATTTTTTTACTATCATTATATACCATTTATATGATAGTAGAAAAAAATGCCTAAATCCTTTCAAAATTATATAATTTTTTTCAATAACAAAATGAAAATGAAAAAATTTGGAATCAAAGCATTATCGTCACAACCCGGTTTTTACAACTTTTTTCAATTCTCTTTTTGAAATATAGAAAAATGGACATACTTTTCATGTCCAAAACTTGAAATATGATAACTCCTATAAAAATAAAAAGTTGCACTAGAGCGATGGATTTGGAATAACAAGTAATATTATATTGCCTTGAGTCATCTAATATATAACATAACTGTGTTATATATTAATGTAGGGTAGGCAACTAATATAGTATATGTATGACAAAAATCACATCCGACTTACGCTTATTATTATACATATCAGTATGGTCAATGAGAGAAATACCACATCCCTTTAATACATACTTCTGGATTTTACGCAGAAACAATTCTCTCGTTGGGATTTTCAATGTGTCTTTTCCTAAAACATAATTGATTGTATCGTGTTGTATGACATGTTCTAATTTATATTCGACTGTAATAATGAGATTATTGTCACCATCTAGAGAGATATTCTCTGGTAATTCAGGAATACATTTAACTACTAATTGATTATTTTTATGATTATAATATAATTCATCATGCCACAACGGAATATAATACTTCTGCTCTTCAAAATGCAATATATATATATTGTCCACTAATAGATCGTCTAATAATGGATTTAATATAACCATATTATCATTTTCTACTTTACGATTGACGATATTTTTTATCTTGTCCACCGTTTCGGATGAAATATGCAATATATGGTGATAATTGCTAATAAACTCAAATAACTTAATCGCTGTTTCTCTATCCATCTTTTCAAATGTTTTAACTGATAGATTATTGCAATCATTTATTATTGTTTGTAATACATTCTGAACCTGAATTGGGTCTTTCAAGAAGAACGAAGAGAGAAAATTGGTAAATAAAGAATTATAACTATTATCAGTTTCACTATTGTTATCTTCACCGTTTATTCCATCGCGCTGTTCTAGATATTTAGATAGATACTCGTAAGATTCAGCAATATTTTTAAATTTGTTACAATAAAATCCATCTTTATCAGGCATATGCTTATCGGGGTGAAATTTTAACGACATTAATCTATATTGTTTTTTCAATTCGGTCGAAGTGAATTGGGTATTCAAATTTAGATTTAAACAGGCTTCATTAAAATCCATGTATTTTATTTATTATATTGTATATAAATTTCTCTATATGATAAATGGGTCTATAATTATTATTGAAGTATTGTAAAAATGTAAATACCTCAATAAATAAATCAGATAATTGGTTATCGTTTAATTTTTTATCTTTTATAATTCTGGTAAACAGACCCCATACAAAAAAGCCTATATCAATATCATATATAAAAATATCATACATGATGTCTCTGAACGAAATGAATTTGATAGAATCTGGATTTTTGATAATCGAGTAAACACGTTCTACATAGATATTCATATTATGTTGCATAGATGGGGTAGATGTAGTTATATTTTTGATATTCGTTATTTCCGATGGTATTAATAACGATGATGCTTGTCCACTTATTTTCGAATATAAAGTCTTTGTAGGTCTAGGTACAGAAATAACTTGAAATGTGTTCATAATATTATCTGGAATAAAAGATACAGATTCGGTTAAAAAAATGAATTTTACATCAGTGACATTATTACTATTTTGCTGAATATAACTATAAAAACATTCTAATAATTCTCCATGAATTTTATGAAAATTTTTACACACGATAATACCCGATTTATTTGTTCTGGATGACAACACATCAACCATATTGCCATATATCTCGTTCCATAATAACTTTGCATTACATCCTAACAATCCCATATCTACTTCGAAATGGACATCACTAATTTTAAAATAATAATTATTTTTGTTGTAAGTACATGTGAGTTTTTTCTCGTATTTTAAATTAGATGGACTATATTTTTTAATAGCACATAACATTTGGGTATATTTACCTACACCAGATGGTCCATAAAACATAATATTTTTTAGGCTTTCTAATTTATTTGGAAAATTAGCAAAAGTTTTTTTTAGAGTTGGATGAAGGCAACATTTATCATAACTTTGAATATAATCTATAAAATGAGTTTCTAAAAATTTCATATAATAATAGGTATAAGAAATCTTTAAATGTACACCAGTTATAAATACTTTTTGTATACACACCAGTTATAAATACTTTTTGTATACACACCAGTTATAAATACTTTTTATGTACCCACCCACTCAACTATATTCGAATCAATAACAATATGTTATATATAATCAGAAACAGAATAAAGATATGAACCCATTATGTATAACATTATGAATATTATTCTATCAGACTCTCAATTTAATATAGAAAATTTGTATTTTATGGAACCTATTGTAAATACAATTATGGATAATAGTATGTTTATAAAGATATTATATTCGAATCAATTAGTAACATTAAATGGACTATATTTAAATATGGATATAAATGTAACGAGTAGTGAATTGTACTTTAAGAAAATCAAATACACTTATGATGTAACCAATGTTCATAACAATGCAATACTGAATAAAATATATAGTATAGAATCAAATATACTAGATAAATATGTATGTAGTAAGCCAAAATCAAAAAAAATAATAATATATGACACTTTAAAAAGTGGTATTATTAAGATATTTCCTAACCAGCCAAATATTTATAATAATTCCGACAATTCGAATAGTTCATTGAATATACCCAATCACAATCACAATGTTAATCACAATGTCAATCGAAATCAAAGTTATCATACATCTTTTATATTAAAAATATCAGGTATATGGGAAAATGAAACTGAGTACGGTGTCACTTATAAGTTATCCACCTGTTGAAAATAGTTTCAATATAACTTGTAATATAGATATGAATCCGATATTGGCAATGGTAAATATAAAATTAATATTATATAGTTCATTACTCATTTGGGAACCTGATTCAGTATTATCTTGTGAACCACCTAATACATTCTTTAAATACTTAATTACAATGATAGTCTGAATAATAATAAGAAATGAAGTTATTCCTGAATATGTATAATATTCATCAGGCACTTTACCTTCATTAATTTGACCGAAAAAAGCTATATTTTGATATAATATTGCTGATAATATACCTATAATTAATATTCCTGGTAAAGCTGTAGTTAACAGTTTTTTAAAAAATCCATCTCCCGATGTCGAGTTACCAAAAGAAAATAATGTAATACCACATAGTGCTAATATACTAAAGCCATATGTCCATATAGTAGATGTCGCTATATTATTTCCAAAGTATACAAATATTACATTGATTATGATACCAACCATAGCCAATATTGAAAATAAATCCATATTATATTTCATGGCTCCACTAAGGCCATTGCCACCAATCATAGATGATTTTTTATTTTTTGCATTATATTTCATTTTATATAGAATATAATACTATTTTTTTTATTTCCTGTATCCTGTATCCTGTATCTTGAATATTACATCTACAACACGAATATACATGGAAAGATGATAAATTATTTCTCTTTTTACAATATAAATGAGTAGATTTCCTCAATATAATGTTAATAATGAGCATCAACTAATTAGAAGACAAAATACATATGTTTTAGATAAACAATTAGTAACAATACATAGCGAAGATCGTGACATAAAAAAATGGCCCCAATCAAATCACTTTGAAATTGAACTACCAGATGCTTTGACAAATATCCAATCTGTTCGATTAGTAGAAATTGGATTACCAAACAACCAATATATATTTAGTAACAATCAACAAAATACAAAAATTTCCTTTTATTTAGATCCTAAAGTATCTACAAACACGCCAGAATACTTGGCATTAGGGCAGATGGTAGATACGCCATTTACGATAACGATTCATGAAGGTTCGTATACATCTGATGAGATGGCCAATGAACTTGAGAATAGATTGAATCAAGTGGTCAATACATATTTAATTAGTAAAGGCATTACTAGTGGTTATGATAGATTCAAAGTATATTATGATAATGTGGGTCAACGATTTTATTTTGGTAATACATTCGACAATTTTATATTTAAATTTCAAAAAAAAGTAACTTACGATATATCCTGTAATAATGCACAAGGTGATAACTATGGCGATGTATGGGAACATTATACCAATTGGGGACTACCTTCATTCTTAGGATTTAAGAAAGAGCAGTATACTGGAATTGTAACAAGTAATACCCAAACATTTGATTATACCGATCCTAAAACAGAATGGCTAATACCAGACCAAACAATATTACCTACAGGTCAAACACCTCATGCATATTATATATCTGCACCGTTAACACCGTCTATTCATGGCGACAGTGCAATTTATATGGAGCTGGATAAATTCAATAGCATGGACGAATTGAACCCTTATTCTGAAAAAACAAATAACATGTACAATAATGATTACAATGGTAAAATCAATTCGGCCTTTGCTAAAATACCCGTCACAAGTGGTCCAGGAACCCAGATATTTGATTCCAGAACTAAATTTTTACAAAATATTACTCAATATTTCCCACCAATAGAAAAGGTGAGAAAATTAAAATTCAAATTTCGTTATCACGATGGACGATTAGTTGAATTCAAAGACAATAATTTTAATTTTACAGTTGCATTTCATTTATTAAAAGATGAAATTGCTAGAGATTATGAAGTCCGTGTACCACCAGAAATGTTTATCACTTAAATCTTCAAATGTGTAAACTAAAAATGTGTAGATATATTATGCCAGGGGTAATAGTAGGAATTTGTTTAGGCACGGCGATGATATGGGTTGTATCTATCTATGAAGACTAAAGTTCACAATAGTTACTTATTCTTCACAACATTTACTTACTATTCGCAACATATTGTTCGATTTCATCTTCAGGGCAAGTATTGTAATTGCCTTTAAATCCGGCTAATTTTATAAACTTTGGCTTGTTCATATTATGTGTTTTATAAAATATATAATTTCCATATTTTCCACTGCGAATACTAATATCACTATTTATTGTACGAATGACCGATTGATTCAATGATGTTTTATTTTCAATCAATGGAATTATATCATCTAATGTAATTTCGTCCAATTCTTTTTGTAACCCAGTAAGAGACTTTTTTTCACTGTCCCCCCATTCTACATAATTGCCGTACTTGCCCTTTTTTAATACAACATCTTTTTTTTTATATTTTCCAATACATTTGTTTGACGATACTTGCGATTCGACAATATCGTCTAATTTATATTCTAGACCTTTTAATTTTTCCATATCAATGTCTTTTTTTACAGGTAAGAATGTAGTGTTTCCATCTACACTTCGTTTTATAACTGGTCCATATTTACCAATCATGAATACATGGTCCTTATCTATTTGAATAATCTCTTTATCTGCTGTTTTTAATTCACTCGAACACTCTTCAATATCTTGTAAACATTCATTACATAATGTATGCCATATTTTATTACCCTTGGCAATAATATCTAAATCAGTCTCCATATTTTTCGTATAAGTATAATCAAATAATTTATCGAAATGCTTTAATAAGAATTCTACTACTAATATACCGAGTGACTGGATGACTAATTTCCCTTTTTCATTTCCAAATTCGCGTTCATTTTCAATTTCAGTTAATTCGTCTTTAACCAGTTCATAATCAATACATTTTATTTTTTTCCCCTTGACATTCTCCTTTTTTACATATCCACGGTCTTGGATTTTTTCTATTAAACTTGAAAAGGTAGATGGTCTACCGATTCCCTTTTCTTCTAATAATTGGACTAATTTTGCTTCCGTGTAATGAGATTTCAAATCTTTGATACTGACTTTCGAAATAATCTTGTTATAATTTACTATACTATTTCCCTTTAATCCTTTGAGAAACTGAAATTCGGGGTTCTCTTTGTCATACCCTTTTACTATTTTCCATCCGGGAAATTCGACTAGTTCACTGTTGTATTTGTATTCCTTTTCCATAGGAGCACTAATTTTTGCACTGATTGATTGGTATAGTGCTGGGCTCATACAACTTTCAACCGTTGTTGACCAAATCATATAATACATTCGTTTCTCTCTAGACGAATATTTGTCGTCTATTTTTGTCACATTTACATCAGTTGGACGAATCGCTTCATGAGCTTCTTGTGCTGTATTATCCTTGTCGTTTTTATTTCCTTTGGTTTTTCCTTTATTTTTTTTGGGTTTTTCTACTTTTCTCTCTGTTAATCGATTTACATCCTCGTGTACATACTTATCGCCATAACAATCTTTGATATATTCACTTGCCTTTTCAATAAACTCCTTGCTATATGTTGTACTATCTGTTCTCATATAGGTAATATATCCTCCTTCATACAATTTTTGGCATATTGACATGGTTTCTTTTGGAGAAATATTTAATTCACTCGATGCTCTTTGTTGTAATGAACTTGTTGTAAATGGACTAGGTGGTGTTTTTGTTGTCTGTTTTGGCTTAGAACAGTTATACATATGGTCATACTCTGCTGATTCTTCTAAGAAAGTTTCCATTGTATTGACTTCAGTATTAAAACCAATAATTTCAAAACTATGATTCAGTGAAAATCCTAGATTCATCTGAGTAAAATACCCAGTTGTATTGTATACCTTTTTACCAGGCGATGCATCAATATCTTTTTGATTATCATATACAATCCGCAATGCTGGTGTTTGACATCGACCAGCCGAAAGGCCTGTTTTTGTATTTCGAGAAACATGTTCCCATAAAGTTGGACTAATCTTATAACCGACTATAACATCCAATATTTGTCTCGCTTGTTGAGCGTGAACCAAATCCATATTTAAAATGGTTGGTTGTTGAACTGCTTTTAAAATGGCATCCTTGGTAATTTCATGAAATATAATGCGTTTCGTAGTTAGTGGAAGACCGAATGTTTCAACGATGTGATAACCAATTGCTTCTCCTTCGCGGTCATCATCTGATGCTATGAGAACATCGGATGCATTTTTTATCATGGTACGCATCTTATTAATTTGTTGCGACTTTGAATCCATTAATTGGAAATTTGGTTTAAAATTATTATCGATATCAATATATTTTATTCCTGGTAGTTCTCGAATGTGTCCAAAACTGGCGATACATTTATATCCACTACCCAAATAAGACTCGATCTTACCACATTTGGCTGGTGATTCTACTATTAACAGGGTATATGCCATACTATATAAGAATGATTTATATTTTTATATAGTATCAATTTTGTATATATATTTTACTTACATCAACTGCTAATTATTGTTGATTTTGTTTTTTAAAATCACTCCATGATATTTGCTCAACTGGTTTTTTTGCTTCAATAGTATCCGTATCCTCATTTAGTTTTTCAGCTTTCCTTAGGGCACTGTCAATATAGATTTGCTTTAACAATTTACCAACTTCAAATGAACCTTCATGTTGGTCTACTGCGCCTTCTTCAATTGAATGAAGAACATTTAGTAAACGAAGTAAAATAGATAGATTGATTTCATCCTTTTTAACCTTATTGTAAATGTCGGTATAGTTATTAAATAGAAAGGAGCATTTATTTGTACATATTGTATCAAATTCTGATGGGTTCGATTTAGCCAATCCATGATAGTCCTTTTTTAATTGTAAAAGCACATCAACCTCCTCTTTAATTTTGAGACTATGCTTGAGTGTGCGTATTTTGTCAGTATTGTTTTCACTGTCATTCTCTTTAATCATCTTCTGTAGATTTAATCTCTCTAAATCGTTCATCTTTGTTTATATATACAAATAAAAAGTTCGTTTTAAACTTTTTCTTACTATAATTTATATTATGAATAATCATTTAGCTCCACACGAACTTCATAAAATACATCAAGATGGAGGAGTGCCTGCTGTAATCACTGAACCAATGTTAGAAGGTGCTTCTAATCCAGCACAAAATGCTTTAATTCATAGGCAAAATGCTGTACAACAACAACAAAATTTAAATAATGGCAAACATAGTGGTGGTAAAAGAATGAAAAAAACAATGAAAAAAACTAAGAAAAGAATGAGAAAAATGAAAAAAATAAGAGGAGGTAACACTGCTAGTGCTGATACTGTTCAAGTTCCGTCATTTCGACCAATGGGTGCACAAGTATCTGCAGGTGACCAAACTAATACAAATATTAGTTCTAGTGCAATCGGAAATGTATTAACAGTTAAAGCTCAATCGCAATACGATTCTATTCCAGCACCAGTAACTGGAGATACATCTGTACAATCAGGTGGGGAATGTAATTCAAATAATGTAGGTTTAATTGTTAATGGACAACCTTGGGACTGTATGAGCGGTGGAGTTTCTAAAAGAAAACAAGGAAAGAAAAGCAAAAAGTCAAAGAAAAGCAAAAAGTCAAAGAAGACAAAGAAGACAAAGAAGTCAAAGAAAAGCAAAAAGTCAAAGAAAAGCAAAAAGTCAAAGAAGACAAAGAAGACAAAGAAAAGCAAAAAGTGAAAAACAATAAACACAAAATAAGAGGAAATAAAATAACTATATAAAGTAATATGAAATCCAGTGATATTACTTTATCAATATTTATAGTTTTAGTTTTTATAGCAATGTATTTTTATAATATTTTAGCAGTTGGAATTAAGAATGTACAAGACAATTGGCCAGAATATAGATGTAATCCAATGGTAATGCCATTCGCTGGAACATTTGGTCACGATGCTGGACAAAACTTTACATATTGTATTCAAACAATGCAATCAGACTATATGGGTGTTTTGTTACAACCAATGAATTATGCAATGTCTGTAACCAATTCGGCAACTGGTGGTATTATGAACTCTATACAATCGGTTAGAGAATTTATCAACCAGTTGCGAAACTCAATTACAAGTATAGTACAGAGTATATTTGGTGTATTTTTGAATATATTGATTCAATTTCAATTTATCATTGTCAAAATAAAAGATACAATGAGTAAAATAATTGGTATTATGGCTACAATGATGTATATTTTACAGGGTTCAGTAATGACAATGCAATCATCATGGAATGGTCCACCTGGAGATATGGTTAGATTTATGGGAAAATTACAGATATAAAATATATATATAGTATAATAATTACATATGGATAATAGTACAATTAATAAAGTAAATAATAATATAACAGCCGCTATAAATAATATATATGATAAAAGCGGATTTTTAGACAAATACGGTGGCTCGTTATGGTTAACTGTTCTAATTGGTATATTGTTTTTTGTAGCTATATCATATTACCATATATATAATAATTTACAACCAATAAAATCAGACTGGCTTAATCAGCGATGTAATCCAGGCGTAATACCATTTGCTGGATTGATTAACCGTCCAGATGACATGAGTGTATATGATTTCACTGCCGAAAATTTCAATTACTGTATTCAAAATATATTACAAGACATTGCCGGTGTATTTCTTGCTCCAATACATTATTTAGTAAATTCAATAAACATAATAGTATCCGGATTGAGTGAAGCAGTACAATCAATACGAAAAATATCGAGTAATATTCGTGGGTCTGTTGCTGGTGTATCAAGTGAGATTATGGATCGTTCTATGAATATAATGATTCCATTACAAAAGATTGTAATAAAAATAAAGGACTTATTAAGTAAATCACAAGGTGTAATGACAACAAGTGTGTTTACATTACTTGGTACATATGATACACTGCGATCACTAATTGGTTCGATTGTAGGAATTGTTGTTGTATTATTACTCAGCATAAGCATGTTAGTATATGAACTATTTCTTATACCATTCGGATTTGGTTTACCATTTGCGATTCCATTGGCTGTAATGTTTATTTTAATTGCAATACCTGGTATTATGGTATATATTGTACAGGTATTGATTCTAAAAAAAATGGTAAGTCCCATACCAGGGCTTTAGGAACGATTTTATATTTTTCACGATTATCTGAACCCAATATTTAGATAGATTTTTAAACTTGAAGAATATTATTATATAAGAATTATATATAATAATATGGAATTTAAATTATGCGGTTTAACAATGCGTGTAGAAGTTGTCGTGATATGTCTTATACTTGGCGCAATATTAGGAGGTCATCTATTTTGTTCATGTAGTCGTGTTGGATTAATAGAAGGTATGCAAACAATTGGAGCTTCATTAGATTATAAGATGGGTTCAGATGTTACTAACAGCTGGACTAATAAGGCCACACAATATGCAGATAAAATGGGTTATGCTGACTCTAGAACAAAGCACTCACAAAATCAAGGTACTCCTGTACCTTTACCAGATGGTCAAATGTACATGTTTGCCGACAATCAATTCAAACCAGAATGTTGTCCATCTACCTATTCTTCTAGTACCGGTTGTGCTTGTATGACACAAGAGCAAGTTAGTTATATTAACGAGCGTGGTGGTAATCGCACAATGGCTCCTGCTGAGTATTAAATTAAATATTAAATTTAATTAAAATAATAATATTTTATGAAATTTCATCAAATATTATTCATCAAAAGTTAATTCGCATAACCGACAATATTTAATTTTTATCATATTTTCATCAACACCTGATTCAATATAGTCTTCTCTGATTATATGTTTACATATACATTTTAAATAGGCATCTATTTTGCGGATGGTATTAGTATTATTAGATAAATGTGTATCCAATACATTATTAATATTATTAATATTTTGGTTTGGGTTAATATAAATTGAGTTTTGAACATCATCTACGAATGCTTCTTGTCTCATAATATCATATTTAAGTTTCAATAAAAAATCTACAGTATTACAGTTTATTTCGTTTTCGCAATAATTTTGTTTTTTTTTATTTCCATTGTCACATTTACATAATTGTGAATGAGCAGTAGATATATTCATATTATATTTATATATTGTAAATTCTTTATTTTCATTTTTATACATACATGGTATTAAATAGATATTTTTTATTGTCATCTTGTTTAATTAACTTATTAAGAATTTCTGTTGTTACCGTCAATGGGAATTCGACTTTTAATGTCATTTCATTCTCAAATAGGTTTGATTCGGGTTTCATGAGGCGATATAGATTTAATTTGGTATAAATGATTTCCAAACATCTCTTTAAATTTCTAACACCACTTTCACTGTCTGTGTAATTTTCAACAATGTAGTCAATCGTTTCATCGGGAATAATAATGTCTTCTGGTTTGAAGTTTACTTGTTCAACAATCTTTGGAATGAGGTAGTCCTTAGAAATGATGCGTTTGTCCTTCTTTTCATACCCTTTGGTTTGAATTTTATACATTCTATCTAACAAAATTGGGTTGACTTTGGACTCGTCGTTATAGCTGAATATGAATAAACACTTACTTAAATCAAAGTCTATTTCCGAAAAGTATTTATCATGAAACTGACTATTTTGGGTAGTATCTGTTAAATGAGTTAGAATACCGGCAATTTCATCACCTTTGGGTGTGTCACTAATCTTGTCTAGTTCATCAAAGTAAATGACTGGATTCATCGACTTTGTCTTTACAAGAATGTCTACAATTTTACCCCAAGTGCTACCTTCGTATGTATAACTATGACCTTCAAGAAAGCTACTATCTGTTGCTCCTCCTAGAGCAATGAATGCAAAGTCACGATTAAGAATTTTACTAATTCCTTCCTTGACTAATGTCGTTTTACCAGTTCCCATTGGCCCCTTGATTGCAATAGCTGTGCCAATAGCGGATGGATTACTAATCCATTGACCAATCATTTGCATGATTTGTAACTTTGCATCATTGAGACCATATACAGCAGTATCAAGAACATGTTTTGATTGTGCCATATATTCATGACATTGTTCAATACCATCATCAATTGTCAGAGGTAAACTTCTATAACGATTAAATGGGATTTGCATGAATGTGTCCACCCAATTCTTAATTTTGTAATATTCGCCATTTCCTGGCTCCATATGACGGAGTGATGAAATCTTATTTAAAGCAACCGATTTTAGATGGATTGGGATATCAGATTCTAGTAAGGTAAGTCGATATGGTTTTTGAACAATATTGATTTTATTAATTTCTTCAACCTCTTTAAGTACCTTTGTTTGCTCTTCGAATGATAAATTATCCTTGAAATATTTATAATCATTCATTAGGCTTTTTTTATTCACTAAATCCTTGAATTTTTTCACATTCTTTCCCTTTTGTGATTTCATTTTCTTTTCATACTCACGCATTGCTTTTTTTTCTTTTGATTCTAAGTCTTTCAATCCATTTTTGGCTATTTTATTACTAGGATCCTTTTCCAAAATCCCCTCAAATGTTTTTCTGATTTCAGCGAATGTCTCTTCTTGTTTTACGCGTTCATCTTCTAGATTTTGTTTTTTACTTGTCGTATTATTTTCTTCATCTTCACTATCACTATCGCTTTCATCATCTTCACTATCATTATCACTTTCGTCTTCATACTCACTATCATCTTCACTATCATATTCATTTTGTGACTTGTCGCCAATTGTGAAAATAATATTAAACGCTTTCTTTCCATCTCTTCCGACCAATTCAATTGCTTGACCTTCATCAGAATCACTATCGTCCTCATCATCACTGTCTTCTTCGTCTTCAGTTTCTTCAATATCTTCACTTTCGGATTCTTCCTTTTTCGATTTCTTTTTTAAACGATTCGTTTTTGATTTTGTTTTCTTAGACTCGTATCTTTTTATTTGTTTTTTCTTTTTACTAATCTCCTTTTTCTCAACGATTTCTTCATCATCGTCATCGTCTTCGTCATCCTCATATTCTTCAGACTCATGTTGTGATTCTTCTTCTAATTTTTTTAAAAGTTTAGCTTCAGTTTTCACCTTATTTGTCATGAATTTAGATGGAAATATTTTGCTTATCATTTTGCGATATTCATGCATGTCCATATTTTCACCCTCACTTTCACTATCACCATTACAGCTATTATTATCGTCTTCTTCTCCACTACTGTCAGACTCCTCATTTTTTTTTAATTTGCCAACCGGACCAGACGATCTTGTCTGGTATTTCTTGGTTCCAGCTTTGGTAGATTGTTCCTTTTGAATAGGCATTGTTCTAATGTTTATATAAAACTTAAAATACTTTTTAAGTTCAATTTTTTTTAAGTAACATTTGAAATTTTGAAATTGTATTTTATTAAAAAATTGATGAATAAAAAGAAGTTAAATATAAACTAATATTATAAGGAAGCATGGCAAGTCATTCTAATGAATCCATTCCCAAGCAAAAGAGTGCAAAAATTATTGGGATACAATTTAGTATATTAAGTCCGGATGAAATTCGCAGAGGTTCTGTGGCAGAGATTACATCCAGGGATACATATATTAATAACAAACCAGTGATTGGGGGCTTATTTGATCCTCGTATGGGTGTGCTTGAACCTGGATTAATCTGTCCAACCGATGGTTTAGATTATATGGAAACACCCGGTTATTTTGGGCATATTGAATTAGCTAGACCTGTATTTTACATTCAATATTTAAACACCATTATGAAGATTCTTCGTAGTGTTTGTATTAAATGTAGCAAGTTGAAAATCAGTAAAGAAAACTATAAACAAGCAATGAAAATGAACGCAGATGAACGATGGAATTATGTATTTCAATTAGCTAGTAAGGTCACCAGATGTGGCGAGGATAGCGATGATGGTTGCGGATGTCTTCAGCCCAAAAAAATTAAGAAAGAGGGTTTAGCCACATTATTTGCTGAATGGGACAAAATAAATGGTTTAATTAATGAAGATGATACAGATAAATTGAATATGAAGCTGACCCCAGAAATTGTTTTAAAAATATTTCGCAGAATATCCGACGACGATGTGAATTTTATGGGTTTTAGTCCTGTGTTTTCCAGACCTGATTGGATGGTTTGTCAAGTACTAGCTGTTCCACCCCCCGCAGTTCGTCCTTCTATTAAAATGGATGGTCAACAAAGAAGCGAGGATGATATAAGTCATATTTTAGTAAATATTATCAAAGCAAACAAAACACTTCAAGAAAAAATACAAGAAAATGCAAATGCGAATATTGTCGATGATTGGCATACAGTTTTACAATACTATGTGGCTACTCAGGTAGATAATAAAATCCCAGGTGTAGCATCCGTTGCACAGCGTTCTGGACGCCCTCTCAAATCTATTAAAGAACGATTGAATGGAAAAGGTGGTCGTGTAAGAGGTAATCTTATGGGTAAGCGTGTTGACTTTTCAGCCCGTTCTGTTATTACTCCTGATCCAAATTTATCAATTCGTGAATTGGGTATTCCATTGAAAGTTGCCAAAAATATTACAAAGCCTGTCACCGTAAATGACATGAATAAAAAATTCTTACTTAAGTTGGTTAGAAATGGTCCAGATGATTACCCTGGAGCCAAGATATTGGAGAAGAAAAATGGTGAACAAATTACCCTTCGGTATGCGGATAGAGAAAATATCCAATTGGAAAATGGTGATATTGTTCATCGCCACATGATGGATGGTGATGGGGTGTTATTTAACAGACAACCCACCCTTCATAGAATGAGTATGATGTGTCATATAGCAGTTATTATGTACAAGGGTGATACCTTTCGCATGAATGTTGCTGACACAAAACCATACAATGCCGATTTTGACGGGGATAGATTTTGTCCCCAACAGGTGACCGCTCAATAAGTTGTAGATATACTTATTGGGGAAAACGGTGTAAAGTCTACTAGTAAATGTATTTCGTGTAAAGGTACATATTACTAATATAATCATCTAGTCATTCTTTCAAACTAATATAAAAATAAAAATTGCTCTAATTAATAAACAATATCAATAGTATGAATATGATATTAAACAAAGATGAAATAGACAAAGTTGTTGGTGAAATATACAAAATGACAAATACTACAAATGGAAAACATTATATTGGTCAAACACGCAGTCACAGATTAAACCATGATAAATATAGACCGTTTGGATATTTAGGAAGATTCAAAGACCATATACATGAAGCACATTCAAATAAGAAACATAATTCAAGGTATTTGAATTCGGCTTTAAGAAAATATGGGGAAGAATGTTTTACTTGTGAACTAATTCATACTTGTAAAGTAAGTGAATTAAATGAACTTGAAAAACAATCTATAAGTGAATATAATTCTAAATTTCCAAATGGTTATAATTTAACAGATGGTGGCAGAGGATTTACAGATATTAGTGGTAATTTTATATGGAATACAGAAATTTCATTGCCACGAATATACGAACCTCTACCAAAAAGTGACTACACAAAACAGTTGATTTCCAAACAGTTAAGGTCATTCTACAGTAACATTGAAAATTGTGAAAAAAGAATGAAACGAGTACAGGAACAACATTTGACAAAAAAATATGACCGGTTTAAAGATGTAGTAATTGTTGATGAGGATGTTGATAAGTATATTCGTGTTTTAAAAAATAATACGAACAATACCGAATATGTTCGCATCGTCATTGATAATAAAAGAATCACAACTTTTGTAGGAAAACATGAAAAAATAGAAGAAACAATAAATAGAGCAAAACAATTTATATTAGAAATGAAAGAGTGGCAACGTAGCCAAATTGCGGGAATTTCTTTAGAGCCTCATACTACCACCCCATAATGGAAACATAATGGGGGAACACGGTTAATTGCCGTACCCAATGGTAAAAAAGTATAGGGATTAGACAATCCGCAGCCAAGCTCCTAAGTCCGTTATGATAGGATATGGAGAAGGTTCAGAGACTAGACGGTTACGGGTCTTATATGAAGGTTTAATCAACCGGATAAGGCACAAGGTATAGTCCGGCTTCCATGGAGACATAGAAGATTTTCGGAAATGAATTTACATATGCCTCAGGATGAAGAGTCCGAGGCAGAATTAAAAAATTTGGCAGCAGTGCCATACCAAATAATTAGTCCAGCTAATAATGCGTCTATTGTTGGTGTGTTCCAAGATTCATTGCTTGGAGCATATCGATTTACAAGACCAGATATAAAATTTAATCAGCTGGACGCTATGAACTTATTAATGTCCTTTAACAAAATAAACACAAGTGCTTTAAAGAAATCAAAAGAAATAACTAGTTTTGAAATTATGTCACAAATAATGCCACCATTAACTATGAAATTTGGTAATAAATGGTTTGAAGATAGTGGAGAAGAGTATAGTAAATCCAACCATGTTGTGGAAATCGTGGCTGGAAAATATGTCCGCGGACAGATGGAAAAGAGTGTTCTTGGTTCAGGTGGTAATGGACTATTACAGCGTGTATGTAATTACTTTGGAAATATGGCAGCTGCGGATTTCGTTGATAATTTGCAAAATGTAGTAACTGAATACATGAAGACAAGCTGTTATAGCGTTGGTATTAGTGATTTAATAGCTGATAAGAGTACGAACGAAAAGATTGCGGATACAATCACAAATAAAAAGAAGGATGTGAAAAATCTTATAGACCAAACACATCTTGGTATTTTTGAAAACAAAACAGGTAAATCTAATCAAGAAGAGTTTGAAACTCAAGTAACAAATATATTGAATAATGCTACAAACGAGGCCGGTAAAATTGGTCGTGAGAGTTTGGAAAAAGGGAATCGTTTTGTCATTATGGTCAATGCTGGTTCAAAAGGTAGTGATATTAATATTTCTCAGATGATCTCTTGTTTAGGTCAACAAACAGTAGATGGTAAACGAATTCCATATGGTTTTGAAAATCGTACATTACCACATTATACAAAATACGATGACTCTCCAGTTGCTCGTGGTTTTGTTGAAAGTTCATTTATATCTGGTCTTTCGCCTGAAGAATTATTCTTCCACGCAATGGGTGGTCGTGTCGGTCTTATTGATACAGCTGTAAAAACTTCACAGACTGGTTATATTCAGAGAAGACTTATTAAAGGACTAGAAGATTTAAAAGTCGAATATGACATGACTGTTAGAAATAACAAACAAAGAATTGTCCAGTTCAGTTACGGAGACGACGGAATAGATACAGTTCGTGTTGAGAATCAAGTACTTCCTATTGTCGCCATGTCATTAGAGGAATTGTACGCACATTATCATATTCCAAGTGAAACCGATAATAATAATGTATTTATGATTACCTACACAAAAGGAGCAACAAATCGTATGAAAAAACAGAATGATGAATTGGTAGTCAAAACCCAAGGATATATTAATTATATGATTGAAATGCGTGATAAAATCGTAGACAACATATTTCATAACACCTCTAATAAAATGGTCCATATACCAGTATCGTTTAAGACTATTTTGAATAATATTCAAGGATTGCAAAATATCAACAAAAATTCTATGGTAGATATCACTCCATTAGAAACATTCCAATTAGTTGAAAATAATTACAGAAAATTGGAACAGATTTATTATGCACCTCCTACTGAATTGTTTAAGGTAATGTACTATTACTATTTATCTCCTAAGGAACTCCTTCTTGTAAAACGATTTAATCGTAAGACAATTATCTCCATGTTAGAAATGATTACTAGTGTTTACAAAAACGCAATTGTCGCTCCTGGAGAAATGGTTGGAATGATTGCAGCCCAATCTATTGGTGAACCTACTACTCAAATGACCCTGAATACTTTCCATTTTGCGGGTGTAGCATCCAAGTCAAATGTAACTCGTGGTGTGCCAAGAATTGAAGAGATATTATCACTCTCTGAAAATCCAAAGAACCCCTCTGTCACTATTTATTTACCAAAGGAAGAAAGTGGTTCTCGCGAATCTGTACAAAAATATATTTCAGAAATTGAGTATACGAAGATGAAAGAAATCGTGAGTGCTGTTGAAATATGCTTTGACCCAGATGATTTAAATAGTCTTATCGAAGAAGACGAAGATACACTTACACAATACTATGAATTTGAGAACATGGTATCTGATTGTATTGGTCATTCCATAACCGATAATAAAGCAAAGTCAAAATGGATCATTCGATTAGAAATGGATAAAGAATCAATGCTTGATAAGAACATTACAATGGATGATATCAATTTTGCCATTAGTAATAGTTTCGACGATGATGTTCATTGTGTATACTCTGATTATAATTCTGATAAACTGATTTTCCGTCTTCGATTAAATAACATTCTTAGTAAAAAGAAGGGTGGTCAAGCAAATCCATTAGACCAATCTGATGAAATATATATTCTAAAGAATTTCCAAGACAATCTATTGAATAATATTATTCTAAGTGGTGTCAAAAACATATCCAAAGTGGTGATGCGTAAAATAACAGACACTGTTGTTTTGGAAGAAGGTATTTATAACAAACAAGAAAGTTGGGTGCTTGATACAGTAGGTACAAATCTATTAAAGGTATTGAGTTTAGAGTTTATTGATGCTACCAAAACGATTAGTAATGATATTCAAGAAATATATCGTACATTTGGTATTGAGGCTGCCAGAAATGCTATATTCTCAGAATTGACAGAAGTGATTGAATTTGATAGTACTTATATTAACTATCACCACTTAAGTATGTTATGTGATCGCATGTGTTACAAATCCAAAATGATATCAATATTCAGACATGGAATTAACAATGATGATATTGGTCCTATTGCCAAAGCGTCGTTTGAGGAGACACCTGAAATGTTCTTGAAGGCTGCCAGACATGGTGAACTAGACGCAATGCGTGGTGTTTCTGCCAATGTCATGTGTGGTCAACAGGGATATTTTGGTACATCTGCATTCCAAGTATTAGCCGATATCAATGCTATGATGGAACATGAGGTAGACGAATATACAGACGAACCAGATAACATATTAGATGATGCAATAATAGATGGTACAATAATAGATGGTACTAGCAATGATGATAAATGTGGAATCAATAATCTTACTATTAATAATAATGCAATAAATATAAAAAATGTTGACTTGGGACAGGATGATGACTATGAAATAGAGTTTTAAATATGTAATGGTGTGAATAACAATAACAATAAAAATAATAATCAAATAAAATGTATTGATTATTATTAATAATTAAATATATAAATAGTAATCGTATAAATATATTACCACAATACTATAATGTTTGTATATGAAACCATTTTATCTCATATGTTAAATAAAAAATCTATATTAAATACAGGTCGAGTAAATCATATAATCGATCTATTTTCTAGTCATTTTTTATCAACTGTTCCAAAGACATCCAATCAATATTATGAAGTAGGCAAATATATTCAGTTTAAATATTTTATATTTAAAAATTTTATATTAAATCCACTTGCATCTAATATTGAAAAAAATAATATAATAGAGTTTTTTTGTGACATACAAAATAAATATAACGCATTAATTCGTTTTAAACATGTTTTATTAATGAAAACAAAAAAATACTTGGACTATCCAGTTGATTTACAATTTAATGAGTTGGTAGATTTAAAATGTGATTTGAAGATTGATCTTATACACGATGGCATTAAATATCAGTTTTCTATTTCTGATTTAATTCGCATCATTAATACATCATTATCTTATGACGATGAATTTTTTCCAGAACCGACTGTTATAAAAAACCCATGGAACAATAAACCATTTGGCAAACATCACCTCTATAACATATATCTTCGCATTCATTATTCTAATATTACAATGCCTATTTTATTTTATCGTTTTTTTCAAAGCAATTTTAATTTAACACTATTTACTGTGAATAATCAATATATAATTAACCGATATATTATTGAAAATAGTGACAATTTGACAGTTTCTTTGAAATATAATTATATAGTAGAGATGATAGATAATTATAACATGTATGTTAGTAATAAACATTGCCAAATTATTATAAGCAAGGAATTTCCCAGATATTTATTACACAATACATTTAATTCTTATATTAAAAAGTTTTTGTTTGCACATTATTCATATGAAGATGATATTAGAATCATAAATCATAAAAAACTTTTTAATAAGTTAAAAAAATTTAACCAAGAGAATCCCTATTTTGGTAAGTGTATAAAATATGAAAATATTCACAAACTCTACTATATGAGTAAAATGATAGAAAATTCAGATTGTCATGTATTTGGAATACCAAAGTACTTTCCAAAGGCATCTGTAATATGTGTAAATACTCAATCATTTTATATAGATAACATTAACTCCTATGCTAATATTCAACAATATTCTTACTTCCCGTTATTTGAAAATAGAAGTAAACCTTCTAGTAACATAAAGAACAATATATTAACATCCAATGATATATTAGAATTGTTTCATTTTGTAAATAATTATAAATTTACTAGCCTACAGAAAGATATTATTAAAAACAAATATGTTACAGATGAATCGCTTATAAGCCAGAATCATTTAAATATGTTCAGTAATGAAACGAATAGTCAAAACATAACTGTTATGGGAGAACAAGTCCGCGAATTATTAATGAATTTACATAATTTGCAAAATAATATTCGTGAGTTTAATGATGGATTAAGTGACAGTGAAGACGAGTTACACGAGTTACACGAGTTACACGAGTTACACACTTTACATGATGTAGACGATACACAATCAGACACTAGCGAAGAAATAGTATCTATGACGAACGAACAAAATAATACCGTAACAGATAATGAACAAAATAGGTCGACATTTATATTTAATATGGATGAACATGATCGTCGTGATGAATATGAAGAATATTATCGATTTCATACAATAATGGATGTAAATGATGATACATTAGATGGTTTTAACACACCACCACAAGATAACGAGGCCGAATTATCTGAAGATTCTGCATTATAGGAAATAATCTAGTTACAATAATCTACTTACAAAAATGATATAATATTAGAAATTAAATATTATATCAAGACAAATGATTTTTATTTTATTTTATTTTATTCGACTAATTTTAATTTTTTAGTTAATTTTTTTCCATTTTTTCCACTTGCTACATTGTTTGACGGTTCGTCTTGTAATTGAGCAATTACATACTCATTGTCATATTGTTGTGTAATATTTGGTTCTACTGTATCATAAGAATTATAAGTAATGAATTTGTTTTTGTTATCTGGTACCAAATTATCAAAATATTCGGGCGACAATAACGATTGTAAAATTAACATTTCATCATTATTTAAGTTATATTTTATATCACTGAACGATAAAAACATATTTGGTTCAAACATGAATTGTTTTATTCGCCTATACCGTATTAATTCGTCTGCTATTTTACTATAATATATTTTTTCATTATCTAACTTACTTAACAAATTGATTTTTGGAATTAATAAAGTTGTATTTTTTTTAAGATTTTCTTCAACACGTTGTAATAAATTATTGGAACTTTGTATAAACTCTATCTCGTCTTTCATAAGTGTTTTAATGAGGCCGATGTTTTTTTCTAATTGAAGATAATAAACCATACTTTGAGAATTTGAAATCGTTTCTATTTGATTTCGAATACTTTTATTTTCATATTGATTAAATAATTTTTTTAATCGATTGCGAAATGTATTGTACATTTCAGTCTCTAGACGTATTTTCCTGATATATTCAATTCGTTGTGTATCTTGGGATTTACTAGTTTGAGTTATTTTATTTACACGATAAAAATTCTCGTCATTTATAGAATAGCTAATTGTCATATCATTGTCTTGTTGTGGTTCTGATATTTCTACAAACTGATTTGTTTGTGTTAAAATGCCTACGATAAGTTCATCTTCTAATATTTTAACAACGGGTTTGCATAATATATTATTTTCTGTAACACCTGCTATTTCAAATAAAAATCGGGTTGTTTCTTCGAAGTTTTTGGTGGTAGTATTTTCGTCCATAATGATGATAGGATAATCATTTATAATACCAGACGGAAAGCAAGGAATAAAACCGGCTTCATTATTATATTGTATATTTAAACCAATCACTTTATTATCGTAGTTAACTACCAAGTTAATTATTTCAATAGTATATTTGTTTAGTATTTCAATTACCTTTTCTAATGTATGGTTTCTCACAAATTTTACTTCTTTGAATGTATATTTGCTATTCATATCAGGTATACTTGATAATGGTTTACACATCGATTTGTAAATATCCTGAATTGTATTAGATAATTCGGTTAGATTTGGAACTTTTTCCATTAATTTACTTGTAAACAACTTAGTAGTTACTAGCTTGGTAACATTTGTACTTGATTTATCTATAACAATATATATGGGTTCGAAATATTCATATTTTTTTAGTAATATAACAGTATCTTTCGCTTTATCAAATTTATGAATCGAGTAAAAATTTGTTGGACATATTATATTAACATTTGAAGTGATATCATCTTGTGGCAATTCTATTATCACCAGGTTTAATCCGTTATTAAAGAAGGATGGATTTTTGTCACTAATCAAGTCCCATAAATATTCATAGTCTACTGCAGATGACGGATTTGATATATACTCCTTAAAATTTACTTGAGCACTAATTATGTCTTTTAATTGATTGGGGCTCTTATCAAAAAGTGTTTTATATATAGATGCTGTTGTATATTCTTCATTTTGCAAATTTACTGACGAAGAATCCTTACTTTTAAAGGAAGTTATTAAATTACCATTTTGGTATTTAACAAAATTATCTAGATTAAGCAGAGGTATTATTTTTTCTTTAATGAGATTGTCAGTCGTCAATATAGTATCGTTGTTGATTTCGCCATATATGTCGGCTATGCATGCTAAAAAAGATTTGTTTGTATTATTTTCAACACCTTTTCGTAGATAACATGGATGGTCTTTTTTCAAATTTGTGTTTATGTTGCTAATTTGACATTTCTTATTGTCTGTTTGAATAAATCGTTGAATACTAACTGGCAAATACCCAAATCTACCTTCTTCCAATGGAAACTTATCGGGACCTTTTATATAATCATCTACATCTATTTTTTTTGCAACTGACTGTTTGCTATTATTGTCTTGATTATTATCTACATTATCGTCTTTCATACATTCTTGTCTGCGCTTCTTTTGTACTGGTTTGTCCCATGAACTAAAACAACATGGTACACATACACCGTCTGGGTGTACATCTTTTTTTAGAAATCCTGGATAATGTTTCACATATTCGCCATTTTTTCCTACATGTGTTCTTGGAACGGCACCTTCTGCGTCACTAAATTCCCATATATTTTTTCCAGGTGGTGCTGTTTTTGCGGTCTGTGGAATTATACCACCATATTTACCACTTTTTACTTCTTCATCAGTTAAACTGGTATTGTTTTTTAAATCCCAATATCGAGGACAAATGTACCAAAATTGTTTTGTTGGGTCTGAACCATATTTAATCGCTTGATCATAAGACCCTGGATGTTCCTTATCTATTTTTTCTTTTTCATCGTCAGTTAATATAACGGGTTGTTTTCGTTTATTCCATGGACATACACGCGAATATGCATTATATTTTCCTTTGGACTCGGTTAAGAATAAAGTTGGATCTCTTTCACGCATTCGTTGGAAAAACGGATTTGGGTCTGCTATTTTCAATCCGGTAATGTCAGTTTTCAAATTATCAAAGTTATCAACAATATTTAATTTTCCTTTCTGTTTG